AGGCTCCGAAGATCCTAAAAAATGGCTGTTTTCTGCCGATTCTTTGGGCTTGACAACGGAGAAACTCGCCGCTGGCGGCCTGCGTAATGTATAGTAAGGCCACAGACGTGGCGAAAAGTCAGCGTATTTTGTTGGCATCGTTCCCCCTAATGTTTCAAGTAAGCTATATCAGGATATTTTGGATCCCAACACGCTCGGCAAGTCTTGCATTCGTTGCCTTGTTTATATGCTTGACATAGGTGGGACGTCGCCAGGTCTTCACTGGTGACAACCGTGGAACTGTGCCCGTGCGATTTATGCGGGACGCCGTTAACCATCGTCGCGGAAAGCCTGACAACTAAATTTTTTGGAAACTCGCCATATTTGTTTTTATATTCTTTAACGAAACCAGCTTCGCGAGTTGGCAGCCAGTGCATAACGCCCGGCGTTTTGTTGCACACATCAACAATTTTTTTTAAATGAGCTACGCCCTGGAGATCCCCGCTATCGTGCCATCTAAAATATTTTGATTTGTTTTTATACCAATTGATTAATGAAGCCATAGCCTCAACCCATAATTTATTATCAATTGATTTTAATCGGCGCTGGTGCGCCTCGTATACATTCGGGAAAACATAACGACCTTTCAACGCGTAACATGCAGAGCAAACACTGTTGGCAATTTTTCTTAATACGCTTCCTGTCTTGCAATCTTTAGCGCTTAATCCATAACCGTGGCCCGGCATCTTGGACGGCTTAGACAAACCCCCAACCAGCGCCCACGCTTCTTTTACTGTAAACATAATGACCCCTTTTTTATAATAGAATATAGTTATAACTTATTATAAGTCAACCAATTAAAAATTTATTTTTTCCCCAGCAGCAGGATCAGCGGCTTCCAGGCGGCCTGACTGAATCTATATAGAAGCCCGGAAAACGGCGAAAGTATAGCGTATTATTCCCGGTGTCAGGCTCACCTGGCGACAGGATCAGGACTTCGCTGGTATTTTTTTGGCAGACTTCTGCGGTTTTTTAACCTTTTCCCGTTCCATCCAGGAGCGGCAGCTGGTATCTATTACCATCTATAATAAATGGCGGAAAACTGGCGTATTTTTAACGTATTTTTCCACAGCTTCCAGGGCCCTGGCAGCTTCAGCTCATGACTCAGGGTAATTTTTGGCGGATTTCTGCCATATTTTAAAGTCTTCCCGCCGTCCCAGCGGCACCAGGTGCATGCGAGTAATCTATATAGAGGCGTAGGATTTGGCGTATTCTTGGCGTATTTTTACGAGCTCAACAAAGCGATCCTCGGACCATGTTTCGGTCATGACCAGATCTGGGGCGAGCTTCAAACCTTTTTCCCCGAGCTCCGTGGCCCTTTTTCCCACATATATCAGCAGTGACCTCTGTAAGAGGGCCTTAACGCAGATGAAAGATGTACCACCATACTTTTCATAGCGATGATGCCACGCAATTTGTTTAGAACTGAGCAAAACTTTGTTAGTCTTAGTTAATTTTAATTCGACCCAAAAGGTATGTCCAAAGCCTGTGTCAATATCTTTAAAAAATCCATGTAAATCAGGAATTCCAGGTGATGTTTTAGACTCAACTCTATCCCACTTAACAATATTACTGTTAAGTCTTATCGTCTTCCAAATATTTTTCTCTTTCATTACCTTTTTTCGTTTCACGTGAAAGCACATTTACTACCTTTGGAAACCTTTTTTTCAGGTCAGCAAGTCTTCTTTCAACCTCTGCTTTAGGCATACTATCAATTGAACCAGTCAAAATTTCTTTTCTATCAACATATAAACCTGCTGCTTTTCCTCTTGAAACTTCAGCACTTACGGCTGCCGTATAATTGCCTTTTTCTTCTGCTGATTTAGATAAACTTGCAAGTCTCCTCATGTGACGATTATAGTTGACATGATATTTTTTATGTTGCTCTTCTCTTAACTCCAACAAGTAATCATATACTTTTGGATACCTCTCCCTATTTTGTAATTGACTAGCAATAACTCTAGCAGACTTTTCAGAATAACCTGCTTCAATAGCGCATTGAGTTGCCGTCCATTCGCCATCATACAAAATAATTAACTCACAAAATTTTCTTTGTTGAGGAGTTATTTCAACAATATTTGATTTTTTCATAGTTTACCCCTTATACAGCATTTTTATCAAAATTAAAATTTTTACCTTTTTTCCCCCGCGCGCGATACCAGGAAGGTTTGAAATGTTACCTGTTACCTGAAGAATTGTCTCTCAGGTAACACAATAAGTAACACTTTTTTGTATGTTTTCTGCATGTTGTAGCCAAATGTTACCTGTGTTACCTCATATTTGAGCAAAAAGTAAAAAAATATTTTTTTCAAAATAATTACTTATATAGAGAGAACTTTAAAATACCTTTGGATCATCAGTTATAGGCATTATTTCTGTTATTTTCTTTAATGCTTTAACACCTTGACCAACAATATATTCCCACTCTTGTTGACTATAAATTTTTTTAACATCATCCCAAAATGTGACATGAACTTTATTACAATCCGGGCAAGTAAAAACTTCCCTAATCGGACTTCGGGGTAAATGTGAGGACGTTACCATGTCTCTCCTTTAATTTTTTATTAATATATTTAGAAGCTGCTTGATGATCTATAAATTTAAATTCATTAATTAGGAGGGTGCACCTGGAGGAAAAATCATTAGGTGCTAACCCCTCCAATAAGTGATCAATGACATTAGCTTGCGCTTCCAGTAAAATATCATCACTCATAAACTGCTCCTCAGCCACCATATCGGTTCAGCCATATAACAGTCTTAATTGTATACCTGAAAAGTTACAAGTACACAATAACTTATAACGAGGTGTAGACGAAGTGAAAAAGAATAAAAACTCCGTCTACACCTATAATTTTATACTAAACTTTTAAAAAGGTATAGGTTTTCCTTTTTGCCAACTAACCACGGGACACGGATCAATGAATTTGCTTCTTTTCTTTTTGCTCTTGAACCACGGATCGCGGTACACGTCGAACCCAAATCTCTCCCTCGCTCTCGCACGTTTGACATTGTTGTGTGGCTTTTTCAGTTTCGAACGTAAGACGAATATACCCATTACCCTTGCACGCGGGACACGGTTTCTTGGTCAAATCCTCTAACTTCATATCTCCTCCAAACTATTATTCTCAATCGTTCCCATAACAATCGATCGGCGACTTCGCGCGCAGTACGGGGCTCCCGTACGGCTTTTTTACTAATCTTCCCCAGTGCAGCACGTAAACATTTTTCTATATTCTTGTTTTTCTTGCTTGCCACTCTAGATCTCCATCACGTACACCTTTATTATATTCCTCTTCCAGGCGAGCTTCATATATTCGTCGTATGCGCCATTTTGCTAAAAGATATCCTAAAACAAATACTCCAACTAACCATCCGAAATAAATAAAATTACTCATCAACTGCCTCTACTAGCTCTGAAAAAATTTTAAAAGCTGCTGGGTTAGAATAAAATAATCTATTTAATGTTCGGTCACGTAACTTTCTTGGTGCGTACTTAATTATAAAGATAACTGTGCGTTGTGGTTTGCGTAAAACTTTATCAAAATAAATACGCACAATACTAAACCACATCCAAAACAAATAATTTTTTATATGTTCTTTCATTTAGGTAAACCTTTCCTTTTACCGCGTTTATTTTCGTTCTCTTCTTCGAACTCAACTAATTGCTCAATATACTTTGTTATTGATTGATACCTTGCTTTAGCTAATTTTTTTAGCCGTGCATGCACATCATGCCTTACAGCAATCGTTGAGTAGGGTGAGTTTGATTTATTCATTTTTCTCCTTTTGTTTAATTAATTTATTTAAATACCATTTAGCTTTTTTTAAATCTTCAATGCCATTCTTTGATTTATATCTAGAAATATACTTAACAATATTCCCTTCTAAAAAACCCATGTCATATTCAATAATAAAATCAGTTACTTGAATTTTTTTTCTATAGTAAGACGGATTTATTTTATCTTGTTCACGGGACACGGCGCATGAGCTCCTGTAGTTTATGAAAATAGATTATCCTAAATTCAATATCATCAGCACCTAACATCGCATTGATAAGATTCTGTTGGCGTCTTAAAAATAATTCTTCCGTCATCGGTAACGGC